GAGGAAAGGCTAACAAGGCTTGAAATAACAGTTCAGGAACTTATCGAAGCCCAGAAAAAAACAGAACAAAGGGTAAATGAACTTGCTGAAGCACAGAAGAAAGCAGAGGAAAGGCTAACAAGGCTTGAGGTAACAGTTCAGGAACTTATCGAAGCCCAGAAAAAAACAGAACAGGCAATACAAAGGCTTACACAGGAACAAATCAAAATAAAAGAAGAGCTTGGTGGACTTAGTCATACTGTTGGATATCGTCTTGAAGATGAAGCAATGAAGGCAATTCCAAAGCTACTTAAGCAGGATTTTGGAGTAGAGGTTGTTGGCAGACTTAAAAGAGATTTCATAGAGATTAGCAAAAACAACTACATAGAAGTAAACATCTTTGGTGAAGGTAGAAAAAACGGAAAAGAATATGTAATCTTAGGAGAAGCAAAGAGCCAGCTTAAGAAGAGAAACATCGATGATTTTCTTAAAAAAGTGGAAACTCTAAAAAGACACATAGGCAAAGAGCCAATACTTCTTTATGTAACCTACATATCCCATCCACAGGTAAGAAAATACGCAGAAGAAAAAAACATAAAGATATATCACTCCTACGAACTATAACTCTGAATTTGCTGTGGAATTATAACTTGGGGATAATGAAAAGCATTTGACATTTAACCGTCTTTAATGTTATTGTTCTAAATATGAACAAAATAAATTCATCTGATGAAATATCAATGCGGATTCTTGAACACATCAATGAAAACCCTACAATTACGCAGAGAGACCTTGCGTCAAAGCTTGGCATTGCCCTTGGACTTACAAATTCATACATAAAAAGACTTTACAAAAAAGGCTGCATAAAGATTAAAAATCTTGATGGCAAAAGAATAAAGTATATTCTCACACCGAAGGGATTTATGGAAAAAGCCCGTCTTACCTGTAATTACATGGCAAGGTCTTTTAATTATTTCAGAGAAATTAAACAAAAAATAGACCAGACATATAATAAAATGATTGAATCAGGAATAACTAAAATTATCTTATGGGGAGATAGAGAGCTGGCAGAACTGTGCATAATTTCATCAAAAGGGCTTCCGATTACAATTGTAGGAATAGTTAGCNTNGATGGAGAAAATAAGAAAAATTTCAACTACAGTTTATATACAAAAGATGAAATAAAAAAAATAGATTTTGATGCAGTGCTTGTAACAACCTTTGATGAGGAAGAGATTGCTCAATTGAAAAATACAGATGCAAAGGTTTACTATTTATGGCAGAATTAACTTTAAACTGGTATTGTATATATGTAAAATCAAGGCATGAGTTTAAGGTGTTTGAAAGGCTTTCAAATCTTGAAATAGAAGTATTTTTACCTGCAGTTGAAAGGCTTAGAAGGTGGAAGGATAGAAAAAAGCTTGTTAAATTCCCTCTTTTCCCAGGATATCTGTTCGTTAACATTCAAAAAAGCTATGATTTGATATTAAGGGTGCTTAAAACACCTGGAGTTGTTTGTTTTATAAAAAATCCTTCTGGAGAACCTGAAGCTGTACCTGAGGAGCAGATAATACCATTAAAAAAGGCAATAGAAAACAAAAAAGAAATAGATCCTTATCCATACTTAAAAGAGGGGCAGATAGTAAGAATAAAAAGNGGNGCTCTTGAGGGAGTAACAGGGATACTTAANAGCAAAGAAAAAAAGCATTNTCTTATTATTAATATAGATATACTTCNGAGGGCAGTAAGTGTTAAAATAGAAGCCTCTGAAGTAGAACTGGCTTAATTTTTTTATCCTGCTCNGTTACATTTGCTTTTATGCTTATGTAACTGAGGAGGCGGAGCATTGGGAAAAAATATTCTCCTTAACACAAAAACCTGAGGACCTCTACAACTTTAGGGCATAAAAAATGTTTTGACAAATGGGGTGCAGTACAAAGTATTATTAGAAAAGAGAGGAGAAAGTATGATATTAGGAGCAGTATTAGGTTTAGTAAGTTCATTTATTCCATAACTTATTAATATATTCAAATCCATGCAAGAACATAAACAAGAAATTGAATTGCTTGAGATGCAACTAAAATATCAAAAAGAAATGTCTGAAATAAAAATGCAAGAATCTAAGTTATTGGCACAAATTGAGTTAGATAAACAAGTATATCAATATGCCCCCATAACAGAAGTGAAAGTAACAGGTAAAACTTGGTTAGATGCTTTACAAGTATTTGCAAATGTATATAATCAAACAGTTATACCAACAATAACTTATATTGTTATAGGAGCTTGGTTAGCATTAAAATTTGCAATGTGGCAACAAGCTGGCGGAACTCTTGAAGCTATACCAAAAGTGTGGACAGAGTATGAAAGCGATTTTGTAAGTGCTATTATTACCTTTTGGTTTGGGTCTCGTGCTATGATGCGGACTTTTGGAAAGGTAAAATGACTGTGAAATGTGTAGAATTGGTAAAGAAATACGAAGGTTTCAGGGCAGTTCCATACCTTTGTCCAGCAGGATATCCAACAGTGGGTTACGGGCATGTTATTACGAAAGGAGAAATATTACAGTATCCAATGAGCAAAGAATTTGCAGAACAACTATTGTTACAAGATTTAATAAAAACAGAAATGCTTATTAGACCAATGATAAAAGTTGATATACATCCATATATGCTTGATGCCTTAGTTAGCTTTAGCTTTAATGTTGGTGCTTATGCTTTCAAATCATCAACATTAAGAAAAAAGCTAAACAGTGGAGAATGGTATGAATGTGCAGAACAGTTTTTAAGATGGNTATATGCAGGAGGCAAAAAGCTAACAGGNCTTATTAAAAGAAGACAAGAAGAAAGAGAATTGTTTTTAGAGGGGGTAAATCTTTATGGCTAATACTTTATATCCAAAATTTAAAGAAGCATTGTTGATGGGACAAATAAATATGATAAATGATACTATTAAAGCTATGCTTGTTAAAACAGGATATACTTATAATTCTACACATCAGTATTTATCAAGCGTATCANATTACAATAATGGTAGAAGTTCAGCTTTAACAAATAAATCAGTTACAAATGGTGTTTTTGATGCAGATGATATTCAAATAACAGCTATATCGGCAACACAGGTTATAGCAATTGTTTTATATAAGGATACTGGCAATGATAACACTTCACCACTAATTGCTTATCTTGATAATGTATCTGGANTTCCTTTTACACCAGCAGTAAATGGAACAGTGCAAATAATATGGGACAATGGGGATTATAAAATATTTAGCCTATGAGTAATTATTATTTATTTCCAGAACAGATTTATAACAAAGGAAAATTTGAAGGATTAATATTCCAAGCTAATAATGGAGTTAATCTAATTTTTCAGAATTCTTCTAGTGTTAATTTAATAGATTGCAAATATTATTTGCAAGATTTAACAGGACAGGAAATTTTAAATCTCTTACAATATCCATCAGGGTTATATTTAACTCAATTAGGCAGTCATTTATTACAATTGCTTTTACTTTCACAGGGATATTCTTTAACTAATTATGGTATTAATAATTTAATCTTATGGTTACTATTAGTTTCTTTTATAACCACTCAATATGGGATAGATATGATAAAGATTGCAAGCCATGTAAATGTGCAAGGAGCTAATTACGTTAGCAAATCTACATCAAAGGCAAGTTATAATAGTCTAGTAACTATGTATAAAGCTAATTATAGTAGCAAATCTACATCAAAAGCGAGTTACAAATTAACGCATGTTGAAAAAGATTATTAATTGTGTTAATTAAAAGTAAAGGAGGTGATAAAAATGTTAGGAAAATCAAAAAATATGGGAAGAAAGATGCCTGCACAGGTTGACCAGGCAAAAGATTTTCTTGGTATTGACCTTAATCAGGACCCTAAAATAGGTTTTCATCCTTCTATAACAAAAAAAGAAACAAGAAAAAAAGGAGGTAAGAAGTAATGGAAGATTTTGATATTGAAGAAGCATATAACAGATTAAAAAATGAATATGAACAATTAAAACAAGCTTATGCTGGATATGAAATGGGATTTAAAAAAGCTTATGAAGACCCAGAATTACGACCACATTTAAAGAAAATTGGAGAAAAAATTGGTGTAATTATTGATGACCCACCACATGAAAAGGCTTATAAAAAAGAAATTGAAGATTTAAAAAAACAGCTTGAAGAAAAAGAAGCTAAAGAAAAAGAAGAGAAAGCTAAACAAAAACAAGAAGAATTTATGAAACTACTTGCAAAATATGGAGTAACAACAGATGCTGAGTATCAAGATTTTCAAAAATTTATTCAAGAGAACGGTGTAATTCCATCAACACAAAAAGGATGGGAAAAAACGTTGCAGGATTACAGGCGTGCAAAAATAGCACAGCCAACATATCAAAGACCNACATTTAAAAACAAAATAGGAGAAGATTTTGCTAAAAATCCAGAAGAAGCTTTATTTAAAGCTCATTTGGAAGCATTAGGATTAAAACAATAGGAGGTAAAAAACAATGGTAAATTTTGCGTATGCAACACCATATGGAATGTATCCCCCTACTGATGCAACAGGGGCAAAAGACTATCTTAACTCTTTAAGTAGAGCAATTCCACCCTATGTAGTTGCCCAGAATTTAGGAAAATTATCCCCTCTTACAAGAAGAATATTGGCTAATGCGGAAGTAAAACCAATATCATTTCCATTTATTTCACAACCAGTAGCAAAAAAGACTATTAACAATGTTCAGAAGGTAAATTATCAAGGAAACTTTAATGTTCCATCGAGCATTGATACTGACCTTGCAGATATGGCAACTTTGTATTCTAATCTTGCGCTGTCAACATTGCTTGTAACTGATTTTGAAGTTAAAGCTTATGAACAAGGTAATCCAAATGTTCTTTATGATACTGTTAAATTAAGAGCTAACGAAACATGGCTTGGGTTGATTGACCAGATAGCAACATGGTTACTTGGTTCAAGAATATCACAGACAGAAGATACTACTCAATTTTATGGGCTTAGAGATATTATTGATAATGGAACACATTGCCCTGACTATGCAAATATTAACAGAACAACTAATACATACTGGAATAGCTATATATGGAATGCAACAAGTGTATTTGGTAATAATTTAAATGCTTATGTTTATGTTATGAGAGCATTAAGCAAATACCAGAATGTAGCATCAACAATGGGCATGCCAGATGTTGGATTTACATCACCAGCAGTGTTTCAGGCATTAGCAGAAAGCTTTACCAATATTGAAAGATACATAGTAGCAGACCCTGCTAAACTTGAAGAAACAAGACAGTATGAAGTTACAGGAATAGCAATTAATGGTGTTCCAATATTTCCAGACCCATATATTACTACAAATGAGATTTACTTTATTAACTGGTCTCATCTACGTCTTGTCTTTTGTGATGGATATGCTGTTGTATCTTCAGACTGGAAAGATTTAAGTATAACAGGAAAACTTGCTTATTTCTCATTTATAATGTTTGGTGGACAGCTATTTTGTGATGCTCCTGTATCTTGCTTCAGATTACAAAATATGCCAGCAGCTACTGGAGTTTAATAATTAAAGGGGGACTGTGATGGTATTGGTGCAAAATACTTCTGACAAAGACTTTAAAGTAGTGTATCAAGAAGTAGAATATATTATTCCAATAGGAGAACCAGTTGAAATTCCAGAAATGGCGGCTAAATTATATTTTGCATACGGAATAGACGATATTAACCCAAAGATAATTAATTGGTGTTGCGAAAGAATAAAAATGGCAAATCCAGAACTTACTAATTTGACGGATAAAGATATNTGGGATAACATTGTTCTAAAATTGTTATTTGGTAAAGATGTAATTAAAAAGAGCAAAAAATGACAGGGCAGAATATAATAGACAATGCTAAACTTATTTACCCTGTTGAAACCTTTTTGAGTAACTATATACTGGTTAAACTGGTTAACCAAGCGAGAGAAAAGGTAAATAAGTTACTAGCATTGTCATATTCAGAGTATAGCTTTACAACAGAAGCTAACCAATGGAGATATATTCTTGATAGGAGTTTCTATGTAATTTATAGGGCAAAAGTAGATATAGGGAACTCTCTTTTAATTCCCCTTGAGTTGGTGAATGAAGGAGAGTTCCCTTTAAGGGATAAAGTTTATATGTTTCCGCAAAAATATGCTTTTACGCCAATGAATAAAATAACTTTATATCCCTGCCCTGATAAATTTTATCCAGTATATTTATATGGAAATACTATGCTTGAATTTAATTATACTGTTTCTAATTTAAATAATACAGATGTTATTCCTGATAACTTTCTTGATGCAATATCGTTTGAAGTTGCAAGAAGAATAGCTATGTATGACCAAAACTATGAGCTTGCAGGATTATTTTTGCAGGAGTTTTACAATCATTTAAAAGTAATGAAAGTATAAATGGCGACAAAAACAAAAAAAAAGAAACAACCTAAAGACATAGCTAAATCTTTTAGTATAGATTTGGCTCCATGGAACGGAATAATTACTTCTCAAGATGCTTATACTATACCAGAAGATACCGCAACATGGATAAGTGGATTACCAAAACTAACTGGTGCTATTGAAAATGTTCCTGATGCAAATGTTGTTTACACTCATACTGCAAATATAGTTAATTTCTTTACATTTGTTCTTGGTAGCAACCAGTATTTCTGTATTCTTGATGGTAGTTATTTAAGAAT